GCTTGCCGCTACATGGGCCGCTATCTCTACGGCCAGCGCATCGACAAACGCGGCCGCATTGTCGAAGAAAGCGCGCGTCTTATTGATTCGCGCCGTTTGCGTGGAAGTAAATCCCCCACGCCCCGCGCTGTACAGACACGCGGCCCTGCATGCTTCGGTGGCACTGGCGCATACATTCCCACGGCCCGCGATAGTGTGGGGTGCCATGTACAGAATGGCCGTGCGCACCCCTAACTGTTCGCCCTTGACCGTTTTCGCATCGGTGCCGATTGATAGCAAAGTCATAGCGTAGTCTCCTTTGGTTACATTGAACCTATTTTGAACTAGACAATTCAAAAGTTAGCGGGCCCGGCCCGAAGGCCGGGCCCCAAACCTAGTTAATCCTCAGACTCCTCAGGCTCCGGCGCGTCGGATTCCATGCGGGCCGGTGCGTGCGTGTCGTTTTCGTCGCCCTCGCAGTACAGGGTGAACTGTGCGCCCGCCTTGGCCTTGACCTTGGCCCCACAGTCCGGGCACTCGTAGGTCACGGGGCCGGGCTTGGGCTTGCGCTCCGGCTTGGTGGCCAAGTGCTTGACGGCATCGAACGGCAGCGGCAGGGCCGCTTCAATATCCTCTACGAGAGAGAATCCGGGCGGCAACAGTGCGGTGGAAGCGTATCCGTACTTTTCCGTTTCCGTGGCGAGCAGCAATCCGCTAGCGTCACACAACGCCTTGAAAACCTTTGAGTGATACCACCCGCCGCGTGACGTGTCCTGAATCTGGTTAGCGTCAGCGTAGGCGTGGACGTACTCGTGCGCGAGCAGCTCAACAAGCGCCGCCATGGGCGCCGTGGTTCCTAGGTGAATCGGATTCACCGTAATGGTAGGCGTGCGCTCCCCGTCGATTGACCACGAGCGCGAATAGGTGCCTAGCGCGCCCGTCTGGTGGCGGGCGCTTTCGGGCGTGTCGATGACCACCAGAATTTGGCCCGTGGGTGCCTTGAGCGTGACCTCGGCCTTCTTCTTCAGCTGGACAGTTTGGCCAACCATACGCGCGTCCATCGCTCCGCGCACCATATCGAACACTTGCTGGACCCGGCGCTGGTACTCATCCCATGCCACCACCGCCACACGCTCCGCCGTCTTGTTCGTCTTTACCATCGCGTTATCTCCTATGGCTCATTGGCCACTATCTATTTACCATCGGGCCGATTAAATCACAGCCAAAATAGTCTGTCAACACCCTAGTTTTGCATTCTCTGGTTCAATCAGCCCAAACCAGAACCAGAGAAACTTTTTTTGAGCCCCGAAAGGACGCGCTGGCGCATCACGCGCACTACCACGCGCGCATTATGCGCGTGCGGTAGGCAGCCCCGCAGACAACGCTGCCCATATCTTGGCATGGACTAGAGGGCCACAAAGGCCGTGCGGGCCGTTTCTGTGCGGATTTGACAGCTTGGCAGGGCTGTGCTACGCGCGCGCGTAAGGCTCAGCGCCTGATAGCAGGAACGGAAGGGTGCGGGAGCAGGTGCCGGGCGGAACAGCTCGTGCCAGAATGCCAGAAAACCAGCGCGCCAGCGTGCCAGCTAGCCAGAATGCCAGCGAGCCAGCCAAGGAACGCGCGAGGGGCGCCGGTGGGCCAGCAGCGATCTCTTATATATATCTGGGCAGGTAGCGCGCTGAAATATTAAACGCTGGGCTATAAGATATATATATATAAGGGGGTGTGCTATATATATATTATATATATATTATATATATATATTATATATGTCTTTAGATATATATATCTTTTTAGCAATATCTATTATTTGTACTTTATATATAGCATATATAATATATATAAATATAAAAGAATAAAAAGATAAAAGATATATCTATATATATTATATATATCTTTATATATATATTTATATATATTATGTATATATAGATAGACTCTAAGGGTCTATCTATATATACTATCTATATATGCTATATATAAGCTATAGCTATATAGCTATATATATATAGTGGTATATATCGCTAGACATGGCTAGATGTAAAGAATGCTAAGAGGCTAGAACTAACTGCTGGAGAGGAAGGTGTGTCGGGATGGGTAAGAGATCTTACATAGCGCGGACTCCGGGTGAGAAGTTCCGGGACAACATATTGTTGGCGTACCCGGAGTGGTCGGAGTGGTCGCGTAATCTGCGACGGATCTTTGTGTGTTTGCCGGCGTACGGGGTTGGTGATGCTGCGTTGGAGTCGATGTGTGATGACTTTGGCTGGAAGTATGACAAGATCTGCAAGATGATGGCATCTGTGCCGTCTTTTGTGTCTGCTGTGGATGAGTACCAGTCCAATGGGTACCAATACCGGACGGGTAAGCGGCAAGTAACGTCGGGTACGTTGCCGTTCACGGTTAAGTGGGCGCATCTGATGCAGGTCTACATGATGGAGAGTGGCATTGCCGCTTTCATCAAGGGTGAAGTGGGTAAGTTGTCTGGGCCAGAGCAGAAGTTGATTGAGAAGGCGGGCTTGCTGGAAGTGGAATCGGTGGTTCACCAGCGTGATACGGGTGCTGAAGATGCCGGTAAGAAGGGGATGCAGTACTCTAACGAGGGCGAGTCGGCTATCTTTACCCTGGCTGAAGACTTGAGCGCATGACCACTACCTACACCTACCGGCCTTCACCGTGGCAACAGAAGATGCATACGTCTCCTGCCCGCATCAAGGTGATTTGGGCCGGTCGTCGTGCGGGCAAGGGCCGGTCTGTGCTGACGGAGTTGATGAAAGTCGTCGGTATGGCGGCTAAAACTCCGTTTCTCGCAGACGAAACCATCGCCAACGCATCTGGACTGCCGGTTGGGTTTGATCTGACATCAACCCTGGAACCGCCAATCCATGTATGGGTTGTCGCACCGAACTTTGCACAATCCCGCCAGGCATGGAACGAGCTGAAACAGTTCATCCCGTCTAACCTGGTGGTGAAGCGCAAGGCCGGACAGGGCGGTGGCCGTGGCGACGGGTGGAAGGAAGACGACCGTACCGTCTGGCTGCACTTCGATACGCCCGGTCTGGCACGCAGAGATGCCTTCATCGAGATTAAATCTGCTGACGACCCCGAATCTCTGCAGACTGCTGGACCAGACTTCATCTGGATCACTGAGTCGCAAGATATCAAGGAAGCCGCATGGAATAAGTTGCGACCAATGCTGAACTCTGCCGGTCGTCTGGGCAGGGCCTGCATCGAGGGCATTCCGCCTTTTAGTCGTACACACTGGTTCTCACGACTGTTTAACTGGGTCAAAGACCATCCCAGCGACGAATATGAAGCATTCCACGCTACCAGCTTTGACAACGTTTTCTTGAACGAGAAGCAGCGCGAGGCTATCGAGCAAGAGAAAGAGACGATGCCACTGCCCATCTGGGAGCGCATGTATCTGGCGAAACAGCCGGACGGTGGCGGTGGATTCTTCCGTGGCGTGAAGATTGACGGTGCTGCGTGTGGTGTGCAGATGTACCAGCCAGACATGAGCAGGCGATATGTTGCCGGTCTGGACTTGGGTAAGAAGCAGGACTACACGGTGTTCATTGTCAAAGACTCACGGACTCGTGCGTCTGTCCATTCGCTGGAGATGAGCGGTAGTGACTGGGTGAGCCAGATAGAGACTATCTCGCGTGAGATCGACCGATGGAACGTGTCGGAGGTCCGCGTGGACTCTACGGGCCTTGGTGATGTGGTATTTGACCATCTGATCTCATCGGGTATGCCGGTTACTCCATTCAAGTTCAATGCCCAGAGCAAATACCAGTTGTTCCAGAACTACTACATTGCACTTGAAAATGAGACTGTTACTTTTCCTGCGGATTGGAGTACTCTTATCCGGCAACTAGAAGACATCAACATTAAGCCTGCGGGCAATGGCGGGTATGTGTTCTTCAGTGATACGGGAGAACATGATGACTGGGTTGATGCAGAGTTGTTAGCATTGATGGCGTGCGACCCACCGAGTTATGGGTTGGACACATCGGAGTACATGAGGCCAATTCGGAGAATGAATCCGATTCGGCCTAATGCTGGTTTCAGGCCATCTGGGTTGTTGCAACGATTGCGGGCACAGAAGAGAAAAAGGATGCAAGAGCTGATTGCAGCCCAAGAAGGGGATGATGGATAAATGGTTCTATCACTACGAAACAACCTGAGTGTTTCTGACGAATCCATTGCTCTTGAGGCTTCCAACCGCCTTGATGAGCCTGCTATCACCCTTTCATGGGTTAGAGACAAGGCATCTCAGGGCAATGAACTTTTCCGCAAGTTTCGCCAGCACTGCGAAACTGCGGATGAGTTTTTCCTGAACGACTTCGATTTCTCTGCGCCACAGAACGGAACCATGATCCGACTGGGGACTGCCCAGTCTGTCATCAATACTCTCGTGGCCCACATCACCCCGCAGTTCTTGGACATCTCTGTTCCTCCTCCTGGCCCTCGTGGTCAGGCGAGAGCAGAGACGATTGAGAAGTTCCTGACGGGTGCGCACCACATGGTGGAGCAGCGCACGCCTGTACGTCGGGAACTGACCAAGCACGCTGGGTTGTATGGGATTGCCTGGGAGAAGGTCGAGTTCATCGCTAATGAGTGGGATGACTTCCCTGAGTTTGGCATGGATGACTCTACCTACCGTGACCAGGTGCGCGAAGTCCTGGAGCGTCGTTCCATCTCGTGGCCGATTAAGTCGGTGGCGGTAAATCCTCAGTCCCTGATCTGGGACATGAACAACGGAACGCAGCCGCGTTGGGTGATTTACGAGTACCAGGTTGATGCTGAATGGGTGC